ATGCTTCTAAAGAAGTACTTTGGATACATCCTTGAGAGTATGATCACAAATCACGTCGACTGTATCTACGCCATCGGTTATAATCCATACCTAGACGCTACACACTACAACCGTGAGATGGAGAGAGGTGTAGGAGAACTCATCAGCACCGACTTTGAGAGCCTTGACAAGACCATCCCTACCGACTTGATCCAACGTTTCGTGCGCACCACACTATACAACAAACCACCCGAAGTTCAAGAAGCTATCGCACAAACACTTAGCTTTACGATACACAATATGGACGGAGATCTTTACACTGTTAATGGTGGTAATGAGTCTGGTTCATATGTAACGACAATGCTAAATTGCTTCTGTGTGCATGTGACGTCTTGGTACACATTCATTCGTAAGTTTGAACAGGAAAATCTACGTGTACCTACGTACGATGAGATCATGACAGGAGTCACTATGAAAATTCTAGGTGATGACTGCATAAGACGCATGGACTTAGGAATCACATTTGAGGATTTAAAGCAAGACGCCGCACTGTTTAATCTTAGACTCACTCCAGCGAAACAAGACGGAGCACTTTCATTTTGCTCCCGGGAGTATATAGTAAAAGATGGAATCGTGTACCCGGCACTCAAAAGATCCTCGATTGAAACTAGCCTTTTCTATGTTACCGAAGAAACCCCTGAGAAGATAAATCAAAATGTTAGTGTCGCTCTGTTTGAAGCATCACTTCATCCAGAACCAGTCTTCAATGAGATTAGAGCGCGATGTCTGAAATTAATCAGACATTACAATCTAACGCCTGAAATGTACAGCTACACCCATTACAGACAATTTTTCAGAATGTATGTACTAGGCTTCGAAAATTCTCCAGTTTTTCAGGAAACTGGCAACCCATTAAATCAAAATAAAATCTACTCTGTTAATTCCAATACGAAACTAACAAACAAAAATTTCACTATGGCCACTTCATGGTTGAACGACTACCTAAACCGTCACCAATTACATGGACACTACGA